TGAGGGTCGTATGATTGATACACTTCGTGTTAAGATTAAGAACTTTGCATCAACTGTTTCACTGACAGATGCTAAGAAAGTTGTTATCATTGACGAAGCAGATTACATGAATGCCGATTCAGTGCAACCTGCATTGCGTTCTTTCATTGAAGAGTTTTCTGGTAACTGTCGTTTTATCTTCACGTGTAACTTTAAGAATAAGATTATTGAACCACTCCACAGTCGTTGTGCCGTAGTTGAGTTTAAGATTGAAGCAGCTGATAAACAATCTATTGCTGCACAATTCTTCAAGAGGGCTACCCAGATTCTCAAACAAGAGAATATCGACTTTGATCCGAAGGTAGTGGCAGAACTAATCACCAAACATTTTCCAGACTGGAGACGTGTTCTAAATGAACTTCAACGGTACTCAGTATCTGGTAAGATTGATTCTGGTATTCTGGTTAATCTTTCTGAAGAATCCTACAAACAACTAATCAAACTTCTGGCAGAGAAAAACTTCACAGAGGTTCGTAAGTGGTTGGGTAAGAATTCTGATATTGATACCACATTCTTGTTCAGAGAACTTTATAATTCTGCAGTGCAACATATGGAACAGAATAGTATTCCACAACTGGTTTTGATTCTGGCTGACTATCAATACAAAGCAGCATTTGTGGCAGACCATGAACTAAATATGATGGCAGCACTCACTGAGATTATGGCTCAGTGTAAATTCAAATGAGGTGTCGCCATGGAATATTTAATTCTAGTTATAGTTGCCTTTTCTCTTGGATGGAAAACTAGAGAGATCTTTGCTGTTTGGAAATCTAATAAAATTATCAAGCATCTTGAAGAACAAGCTACAGAGCAACTTGAAGAAATTAAAAAAGATTTTATTTCTATCGTCATAGAAAAACATGAAGATACGTTTTTCGTTTATGATATGAATACAAATACATTTATGGCACAGGGTGCTAGTCGCAAAGAGTTAGAACAAAAACTAGGAGAAATGTTTCCTGGAAAACGATTTGCGGTTACTCCAGAAAATCTGAAGGAGGTTGGTTTCTGATGACTCCCTTTGATTTTGTTAATGCTATAAATTTTACTAAGCAAGATCTTTTCGAGGATCCCCAAGCGAATAAGGATTACATTCCGTTTATTGTCAACAGAGGTTTGTCATACTTCCCTGACACTGTTTTGTACTCTAACGAAATGAACCTGCGCAACGAGATCCCTAAGGACTGGCAGTTTTACTTTTTCCTAAATAGTATAGTAAAGAGGAAGAGGTTCAGCAAATGGCACAAAAAAGAAGCTGATACCGAACCCTTACGTCTTGTTATGGAATACTTTGGTTATTCGTCAGAGAAGGCAAAAGAAGCGTTGACTATCCTTGATGATGCTCAACTTACTATGATAAAAGAAAAACTATACAAAGGTGGAAAGTAATGACTGCGGAGATTTACTACGACTGGACTCCAGAGTCGATGCTTGAAGTGAGTTTGCCAGAGCCAGATAACTTTTTGAAGGTTCGTGAAACACTTACCCGCATCGGGATCGCATCCAGAAAAGAAAACAAATTATATCAATCTTGCCATATTTTACATAAGCAAGGTAGATACTTCATTGTCCATTTCAAAGAGTTGTTTGCTCTTGATGGAAAAGAATCGAATATCACAACTGGTGATATCGAGAGAAGAAATGCAATCGCAGGTTTATTGCAAGATTGGGAATTGTTGAAGATTTTAGTTTCTAGTCAAGCTGAACCAAAAGCATCTCTTTCTCAAATTAAGGTGGTCTCTTATAAAGAAAAAGACCAGTGGGAATTGGTACCAAAATATAACATAGGAAAAAAGGCAAAATGATTAAACTTGAATTGAGCATTGATGAAGTAAATATTATTCTTCGTTCACTAGGCAAACATCCCTTCGAAGAAATCGCCATGTTGATTTCTAAAATCAAACAGCAAGGCGAACCACAAGTAGCAGAACTTGTTAAACAACAAGAAGAAGCTGCAAAATCTCAACCTGCACAACCAGCAGCTTAATTAGCCAGTAATAATTATCTTTCTTATAAAACACTAATGATTTTCATTAGGTGATTTTTGAGGATTCTGGCATAAGTAATAATGTAGTAAGTCGCTACGAAAACTTAATTAAGGAGAAATATTATGTGGACAAAACCAACAGCAACTGAAATGCGTTTCGGCTTCGAAGTAACAATGTACGTAATGAACAAGTAATTCATTTCGAAACACGCAAGGGAGCTTCGGCTCCCTTTTTATTTTAACATGGAGATTTATATGATAAACGTAGGACAAAAAGTATTTGAATATATCGAGTACGGTGACTGGAAAGGCACAGCTTATCAAACTGGTAAGTTTATCGATCTGGAAAGTCAAACATTCGCTGGTAAATGGAATGTGTTCTTTTTCTACCCAGCTGACTTCACATTTGTTTGCCCTACTGAATTGGGTGATTTGCAAGACCACTATGATGAACTAAAAGGTCTTGGTGTAGAAGTTTATGGTGTTTCAACCGACACTCACTTTGTGCATAAAGCATGGGCTGATGCGTCAGATACAATCAAGAAAATTCAATATCCACTAATCGGTGACGCTAACCATGCATTGGCTGGTTGCTACTTTGGTGTGTTAGATCAATCATCTGGCTTGGCGAACCGAGCAACCTTCGTTGTAGACCCAGACGGTAACGTAGTTATCGTTGAGCAAACTGCAGATGGTATTGGTCGTAATGCTGCAGAATTAGTTCGTAAAATCAAAGCAGCAATCTACACCAGAGAACATCCAGGTGAAGCATGTCCAGCTAAGTGGGCTGAAGGTGCAGCAACATTGACACCTAGCCTTGACTTGGTGGGAAAAATTTAATAAATAGATACAAACCCATTAATCCCAAAAGGAGATAATCATGGTTGACCAAAAAGAGTTACAAACTCCACAGGACAAACCTGAAACTATTAAAGAGATTTACCAGCCACAAGCTAATACAGTTTGCAAACCAGACGATGTAGAATGTAATCAGAGATTGATTTCTGCTTTTGGCGACTGCGTATAATTATAAATAGTATTATCCCTCGGGATGGGAACGTATTTAAGGCTCTTCTACCTTAGGAGCGTCTTTTGCTGGCACTACGAAAAGGTGTCCCTGTAGACAGTAAGCAGGATTGCTACGCCAAATGGGTAGCATAACTTTAACTCGCTTAATAGGAGAAATAAAATGACAAAACTAAGTCCATTCACACTCAACGATCTTAAAGATCTAGAAAAATTCTTCGTTGGTTTCGATGACCAATTTAATCGTCTAGCTAAAATGCATGACGATCTAATGAAGAATGTTCCAAACTATCCACCTTACAATATCAAGAAAGTAGAAGATAACAAGTACATTATTGAACTTGCTGTCGCTGGTTTTTCTAAACAAGAAGTTGAAATCGAACTTCAAGAGGATAAACTCATTGTTAAGGGTAATGCTAGTGAGGATAAAGATTCTGACTGGATCTATAAGGGTATTGCAACTCGTAACTTTACTCGCACATTCGCATTGAATGACCAAGTTGAAGTTCGTGGTGCAGAGATGCTTAACGGTATGCTGAAGATTTTCTTGGAGCGTATTATCCCTGAGCATAAGAAACCTAAGAAGATTGATATTAGCGATGAACCAAGCACTGTGTCTGAGTTCGCTGCTAAAAACAAATCTCTTCTGCTCGAGGAAATCGAAGACAGAATGTAATCATACAGCTAGGGAGCTTCGGCTCCCTAAATAGTTGTATGATGAAAGCAAAAATCTCACCGAACATGATATCTTTCGTCACCGTCAAACGTGGTGACTGGATCATAAAAGTATCTGTTTATAAAACAAAACAGATAATGGTAGTTGCACAGAATTGTTATGAGATGGAAAATATTTTTATTAAGTATTTCACCAATCAAAATGATGCTGCAGAATTTATTGAAAAACTTGTTATAGAGGATTGATATGAACATTCGTATTTTTAAGTTAGTGACTGGTGAAGAACTAATCTCCGAGTATGATGACCAAGCTGGTGCATATACTCTCAAATCTCCTGCTGTTATCGTAATGCAGAGAACTGAACAAGGTGTTGGTGTCGGATTGATGCCTTACATGCCTTACGCTTCAGGTAAAATCACACTAAACCCCCAAGCTGTTGTAAGCCACTGCGAAGCTGATGTAAAGATGGTAAACGAGTACAACCGTCTATTCGGTTCGGGTATCCAGATCGCCTCTGCAGGCTCGGTTCCAGGGCTGTAAACCCCCTGTAGATACAAGGGTTTAATCCCCTACTTTTTGTGGGGTCATTTGCAAAAAGTTGTTGTCTTTTATTCCGAATTACTGTATAATATACCTATACTTGATGAGGAGATTAGATTATGACTACCGTGAACAAATCCGTTATTTACAACCGTTCCACCAAAACTAAAGCAGAAGTACGTAGCGAGGGTGAAGCTGCTCTGCAGGATTTCCTCCGTCGTGGTGGTGTTATCCAAGTAGATAGTCGTAAACGTAAAACACCTAAGACCAAGATGTCGTCCAAGAACTCTCGTGGGTTCATGGGTGGATCCTCTGGCTTTTCTAATGGCTTCCCTCGCAAAGTTGCAGGTTTGTCATGATTCTTGCAAGAGAAATCACTAAGTGGGAGGTTGACTTCCGTCAGCCTAACCACACTTATTTGATGTCTGATAGTATGGACAAGATATATGGCTATTTCAAGTGGCACAATCCCAACGACTTTCAGATGTTCTCGAAACCATTACGGTTCGATAAAAGATACAGGCAATTTAAGGTTTTGAAAAGAAACTTGTCTTCCAAGACTATTTGAGGTATACTTACGCTATGAACATTAATGAATTCCTAAACGATCTAGCTGCAAACTCTTCCAGAAATTACAAACTGGATAAGCTGAACCAGCATGCAGATAATCAACTGCTTCGACAGGTAGTTTTTCTCGCACTGGATCCCTTCACTCAATTTTACATTCGTAAGATTCCTAGCTATACAACCAACTCTGTTCAAACAAGTTTAGAGAATGCTCTCGGTGGACTGCATGACCTTTCTAGCAGAACTGTAACAGGCAATGCAGCGATTGAGTATCTTCGTATGTTGTTGTCTTCTCTTAGTCCAGATGACGCTAAGGTACTAGAACGTATCATTCAGAAAGATCTGAAGTGTGGTGTATCAATCTCCACTGCCAATGATGTATGGATGGGATTGATTAAAGAATACCCATGCATGTTGTGTTCTGGATATGAACAGAAACTTGTAGACAAAGTGAACTTCCCTGCGTATGCTCAATTAAAAATGGATGGTATGAGATTCAACGCTATTGTCCGTGATGGACAAGTAGAATTCCGTAGCCGAAATGGAAAAGAAATTCACTTGCTAGGTAATCTGGAAAAAGAATTTGCTGATCTTGCTGGTGTAGTAAACTGCGTGTTTGACGGTGAATTACTGGTTATGGATGAGGATGACTACCAGTATGCAGATCGTCAGACTGGTAATGGTATCCTAAACAAGGCGAACAAAGGAACTATCACTGCGACAGAAGCATCAAGAGTGCGTGCTGTTGTTTGGGATATTATTCCTTATATCTATTTTATTGATGGATATTGCCCGACTCCATACTCAACACGGTTTGCTACACTAGAAAATATGCCATTAGAAACTGGTAAAATTCGTAGAGTTGCTAGTCAAACAGTATCTAGCCTAGAACAAGCACAGCAAGTTTTTCAGATGTATCTTTCTGATGGGCAGGAAGGGATAATTCTTAAAGATGGTTCTGGTGTTTGGGAAGACAAACGTGCAAAACATCAGATTAAATTCAAAGGTGAACTTGAGTGTGACTTGAAGATTGTAGCAGTTGAAGAAGGTACTGGCAAATATACTGGTATGCTTGGTGCTATTGTTTGTGAGTCTTCCGACGGAATTATTAAAGTAAATGTTGGGAGTGGGTTTAATGATGCGCACCGTAAGACGCTTAAAGAGAAAGATATTTTGGGCAAGATTGTCGCTATCAAGTACAATTCTCGTATTAAAAATAAATCTGGTGAGGAAAGTTTGTTTCTCCCCATATTTGTCGAGATCCGTGAAGACAAAGATATCGCAGATTCTTCTAAGGAAGTGAAATGAAAATAGTTATCAATACATGTTATGGTGGATTCTCCTTGTCTCCTGAGGCAGAGCAGCTGTATAAAGAACGTAAGGGTATTACAGACCCAAACTGGTATTACTGGGATGTTGAACGAAACGATCCAGTGTTGGTTCAGATTGTGCAAGAACTGGGTTCTGCTGCTGAAGGTTCATATGCTGAATTGACCATCGTTGACATTCCAGACGATGTTGAATGGATGGTTCAAGAATATGACGGTAATGAATGGGTAGCAGAAAAACACCGAACATGGAGGTAACATGGGACACTACGAACGTTACGAAGAATTCGCAAATAAGATGGAAGAAAAGTATCCACTTATGTTCAAGCGTAGTAATTATGGTGGGTTTGCCATTGATGAAGGATGGTGGCATATTATAGAAGCATTATGTCAGAACATCCATAACCATATTGATTGGCAACGAGACTGTCGTGCCAGACAGTTGCGTGATATTCGTGCAGGGAAACCTATTAAAGACGAACTCATCCCAGAAGTTAAACATATCGTGGTGCAACAAGTAAAAGAAAAATTTGGTGGACTTCGTTTTTACTATTATGGTGGTGACGCATACGTGCACGGCTTGGTAG